AGAGCGAAGCCAGAACGTCTACGACCCAGATGCAAATCTAATGGAGTCTGCCCTCAACAGGGTAATGGCGATGGATCAGATGGCTGCACTCGAAGTCACGATCAGGGAAACAATGGTCTACCAGAGTCCCCCAGAAATGGGTGCTCTGTACTCCAAAGTCTTTGAAATGCGTGACGTTATTCAAGAAGAACAGGAGAAGGCAAGACTGGCGGAGGAAGCTCGTGAAAGGTATAAGCGATGGCAACAACACCAGCGAAAAGGAAAGCTGCAACTCAGGATCGCAGTTCTTCTGGCGGCTCTGTTCCTAGTTGGATACCTCCACCTATGGATACAAATACTCAGCCACAAAACGACGACGACACCGCCTTTCTGATCATCATCGCTCTGCTGACAATCATTGTTCTTGGACTTGGCCCAATCGTTGTCCACATGCACCTGAAGACAGAAGCAAAGCTGGAAGAGATGGAGCAGGAAAGAAAAGCACTGGAAAGAGAAAGAAGAGCGTCCGAAAAATTAAGGCAAGATATTCAGAAATTATTCAACGAGGAGAGAAATAAATGAGGATATTGTTAATTTCTATGTTCATGGTTGTCTTAGGCGGCTGTGAAGATAGGTTTCGTTATGCTTGCCAAGATCCAAGCAACTGGGGATCTGCTGAGTGCAAGCCACCGGCCTGCACCGTTTCAGGCACTTGCCCAGACCAACTCGTAAACATTGACAAGGAGAAAAAATGAACGCAACAGTAGGATTCAAGCCAATCAAAGCACGCCTTACCCCTGACGAAATTGAAGTCAGAGTATGGGCATGGGTGATATTTGTCATCTCTCTGATCCTGATTGGTAGCTGCTTCAGCTTCATCTATTCTGTTACCTTCGTGACCCAGCCCATGCTTGGCATGGCTCCGATTGATGTCGTGTACACAAAGATGCTGAACGACATCATGTTGCTGTGTACTGGCGTGTTGGGTGGTGTGGCTGGCCGCAAGGCCGTATCCGCCGCCATTGCTTCGGCAACTGCTAAGGCAGAAGCCAAGGACAATGACGAGCCTCCCCAGCCATGAAACAAATAATCTTTGGTATCGTCATTCTGTTGGCGACCTTCGGTGGCGGCTATTGGGTAGGCAAGGATGCTGAACTCGACAGACAGGCTGCCGAGGTAGCCAAGCTCAACGAACAGGCCCGCGTCAAAGAACAGATTCTGTCCAATGCCGTCGCCACAACTGCCAATGCACTGAGGATTTCAAATGAAAAAGCAAAGACTGCTGCAAAAGAGCGCGATGCTGCTATTGATGGTGGCACTTTCAAGCTGCGGGTTCCTGTCAAAGCGCCCGCCTGCGCCACCGTATCAGCCTCCACAGATCCCTCCGCTCCCAGCGGAGATAGTGCAGGAGAAGCACGAACCGAGCTTGACCCAGCGTTTGGAAAAGCTCTTTTCGCAATAACAGACGAGGGTGACAGAGCCATCGAAAAGCTCAACTCTTGCATCGACCTTTACAACAAAGCCCTTGAATCACAGAAGGAAATCAAATGACACAACTCTCCGCCAACTTCTCCCTGCACGAAATGTGCAAATCTGAAACTGCCATGCGTATGGGTCTGGACAACACGCCAGACGACGAGGCGACAGAAAACCTCCGCACACTGTGCGAAAAAGTATTACAACCAGTGCGTGAGCACTATGGCAAGGGCGTCAAGGTGAACTCGGCCTACCGCTCTCCGGAGTCAAATTCAGCGGTGGGCGGGTCGAAGACCTCAGACCATTGCAAGGGGATGGCAGCCGATATTGAAATTCCGGGGGTGGCAAATGCTGATTTAGCACAGTGGATCATGGATAATCTGGACTACACACAGTTGATTCTTGAGTTCTACACACCGGGTATCCCTGACAGTGGCTGGGTGCATGTCAGTTACGACCCCAACAACCTGAAAAAGCAGGAACTCACTGCCACCAAGGTTGCCGGGAAAACGCAATACTTGAACGGATTGGTTGCTTAAATGGCTGGACTGAAGTTAGCTGCTTTTGCTGGCATAGCCCCACGGGTCAGCGTTACTCTGCTGAAAGACAACGAGTCCCAGAGTGCTGTCAACACAAAGCTATATAGCGGCGAACTTCGTCCTTGGAATAAGCCAAAAACTGTTGCTGGGGCCAATGACCTTGTAGGCAGTTGCAAGACAATTTACAAACACAAGGACGTAGCTGGGGATGCGCTTTGGCTCTCTTGGTCAACAGATGTTGATGTTGTGCCAAGCCCTGTATATAGCAGCGGTGAAAATCCAATCTATTACACAGGTGCTGGGACTCCAAAGAAAACCAACTCAGCACTAGCAGAGACTGGCGTAGCGCCTTTTCCGGGCGATTACTATGAGATGGGTGTGCCAGCACCAACTGCTGCGCCATCTGTCTCGGCTTCTGGAGGATCTGGAACCGCAGAGAGTAGGGTATATATCTACACTTACATATCAATGTTTGGTGCTACCGAAGAAGAGTCTGCCGCATCTCCAGCCTCGTCTGTTGTATCTGTTCTTCCGGGAGGCACGGTCACGGTTAGCAGTTTGCCTGCTGCTGCACCCACTGGAGACTACAACATAACTAAAGTGCGTATTTATCGCGCTGTTAGCGGAACGACGGCTACCTCATATCTCAAGGTAGCTGATGTCACCATTGGAACAACAAGCTACTCCGACACTAAGACGGCAGCTCAGCTTGGCGGCGTCATCACATCTTCTAATTACAGTCCTCCTCCGTCAGACTTAAAAGGACTGACAGCGATGGCCAACGGGATTTTGGTTGGATTCCGTGGCAATGAGATTTATTTCTGCGAGCCATACCTGCCCCATGCGTGGCCGGTAGAGTATTCATTGACTGTTGAATATCCTATTGTTGGGATCAAGGCTTTTGGAGAATCTGTTGTCGTCGCAACCGAAGGCAATCCATTCATCGTCAGCGGCGCTACGCCAGCCTCAATGTCTCAGGTTAAGGTTCCTTTGTTCGAGCCGTGCGTGTCTAAGCGTTCTATGGTCTCTGACGATACTGGAGTTATGTACGCTTCGCCCAATGGAGTGGTGAAGGTTTCGCAAGGCTTTGCCGGTGTATCTACCGGCTCTCTATTTACCCGCGATGAGTGGCAAGCCAGATTCCCAACAACCATGCTCGGCGCTGTTCTTGATGGCGCTTACTATCTTTTCTGGACAGATCAGGTAAACGACATCGAAGAGTGCTTGATCCTTGACAGAAATGAAACCGCATCCGCACTAACCACCTCAAGCCTGTACACAACGGCAGTTTTTGTTGACCCAACCACAGCGCAACTTTACGCAGTGATTGATGGGGTAGTTCAAGAGTGGGAGGGTGATGCCCTTAACTTCTTGCCATACGACTGGACATCAAAACTATTTGTTTTGCCTCGTCCTGTCAATTTTGGGGCGATGCAGATAGATGCAAACTTTGAAGACCAAGATCTTGCCAATGCGCTTCAGTCCGAGGTAGATGCAATCATTGCCGAAAACCAAGCAATCTTTTCTTCTGGCGTTGATCTCTTGTCTACGCTGGGCAGCGTTGTCATAGGTCAAATCATGCTTGGCGGTTCTATTATGAAAAAAATACCCGGCGGTGTTTCAGATAGATACCTTCAGGCAAAGATTTATTGCAATGGAAAACTGGTTGCCAACAGATCAATGACAGATCGTGCAACATACAGACTCCCATCTGGATTCAAGGGAGATCGCTGGCAGTTTCAGCTTAGTGGAAATGTTCCCTTACGATCATTCAAGATTGCTGAAACAGCAAAAGAGTTGTCTCAGCTATGAAGAAGCCAGCCATCCCATCAACCTTGTCCATTCAAGACAAGTCCATAGCCACTATTCTTGGGCCGATGAAAGAGAACATTGAGATCCTCACAGGAGTTCGAGAGGGCTTGATCACCGCACTTCCATCAGACGCAACAACGGCTCAGATTATTTCGAAGATCAACGAGGTCATCTTGAGGCTTAACTTCCATGAATGACATAGAGTTCTTACGCTACGCATTCAAAGGCAACAACGATGCTGTTGGTCTAGTAATGTCTGTTGTCAAGATTGCGGACATATGGGACAACCTAATTGATGGCGACAAAGAAGTAAGCAAGCAGGAAATCAATGAGGCTTTCTGGTTGGCTTGCATCGAGGTTCCTCGTAACCCCGTCTTTCGTCAATACCAGTTGGACATCACCACGGTGTTCAGTACTGGTATCTTGAACTGGCATGTGGCGAATCTACTCCAGAGCGGAGATGACCATGCCAAACAGATAGCTCACGTCACGCGATATTCGATTGCTGACGTGTCTTTGTATTTGGCAGCAGCCATTGGTGGGCCAGAGTGGGCGGTTTATGTAGGCCCAGAACTTCGGATCAGATCGCAAAAAGATCGACTGGAGAACTTCCTAGAGGAAATGAAAAATGAAAAGTAAACGCGAAAAATTTGAAGACAGGATTCAGCTTCTGCGTGAGACGCATGGAGTCAACTGGAAAAACATTTGCCATCTTGATCTTGGCAGCAGCAAGACCCCAGATCCAAATCCCGGACAGATTGCGGCTGCTGAGTCTGCGACAGAAGTCGGCAAGATGCAAAAAGATACTGCTATGGAGTATCTGAACTTCTCCAAGCAGCAGTATGCCGACTTCAAAGATGACATTGAAGAAATCGCTGCCACTCAGAAAAAGATCATGGCCGACTCTGCAAAGCGTGCAGAGGAGTATGCTACTTACGAGCGAGAAACATTCCGCCCTCTGGAAAAGCGCCTTGTTGAAGAAGCCCAGACATACGATACTGAGGCCAAGCGCGAACAGATGGCCTCTCAAGGCATGGCTGATGTAGCTCAGGCTTACGAGTCTCAGCGCCAGCAGGCTCTGGACACTTTGGCCAAGTACGGAGTAAATCCAAACTCTGCCAGATTCGCGGCTATCAATGCCCAGCTTGCTCAGGGTGAGGCTGGTGCTCGTGCTGGCGTAGCAACAAAGTCGCGCATCGCGGCAGAAGAAATGGGCCGTGCTCGACTCTATGACGCTGCCGCTTTGGGCCGTGGACTGGCTTCGAACGCATCTACTGCTGCCGGTCTTGCAACTTCCGCAGGAACTTCAGCGGGCGCAACGACTATGGCTCCTGCTGAATTCATGAGCAAGTCTTATGGACAGACCGGCTCGATGCTTGGAGGCGCAACCTCCGCCTATGGCACTGCTGGCAACATTTACGGGCAAGAGTTCAATGCTCGCATGGGTGCATACAACGCTGACCAGCAACGTCAGGCTGACACTATGTCTGGATTCGGACAGATTGCAGGCTCCCTTATTGGCGGGTTCTTTGCTGACGGCGGTAAGGCCAAGCGCCTTGGTCGCAGCGGCAAGGTATCTGGCCCCGGTGGGCCTGTGGACGACAAGATCCCAGCCATGCTGTCTGACGGCGAATACGTCTTGCCAGCAGATACAGTCAAAGCCATCGGTGTCAAGAAGCTCGACAAGATGGTTAAGCAAACACACACGCCTGCCGCTGTGCAAAGACGCAAGGCATTGGGCAAAAGGAGCGCATGATGGCATCAGGATTAGGAAGTTTTGTTAAGGGCGCTTTCGAGGGCTATCAAGGCGTCAAAGATATTCAGCGCAAAGAAGCCTTGCAGAAGCGCGAAGACGAACGCTATGCGATGGAGCAAGAACGCTTTGCCGCCGAAAAGACTCGAATGGCTCGTGAAGAAGAAACCAACAAGCTGATCGACAAGGCGCGGCAAGACGCACTGGCTGTCGAGGAAGAGGCTCGGACTGGTACTGGCCGATTTGCTCAGCTTGCTGATCCTGCCGCTGTGCAAGCCCGTCAGCAAACAGTTCAATCCGTCGAGCAGAAGGCGGGCATGAGCTATGACCGCGCTGAGGCCCGAAGACTTGGCCGACCAATGGATGAGGCCCAGACAGCCTCGGTGACTCCAGATGAACAGAAGGTGTATGACTTTAAGAGCACTGGCGCAGGACTCTACAAAGATCAACGAGCCGTTGACAATCTGAAGTACGACCTGCTTGGATCTTCTACCAAACAGATTCTGTTGGCCAAGGGTGACTTTGCCAGCGCAATGGAGGTTGACCAGAAGATCGAGAAGATGAAAGAGGAGGGCTACGACAGGCTGCGGAACAACGCCGCTGCCTTCATCATGGCTGGCGCTCCTGCCTCGACAGTCATTAAGTCTTTGAACAAAGTCTATGGCTTCATTGATGATGGCAAGACTCTTGATGAAACAAAGTCAACCTTCGATCCAAAGACAAACACATACAGCTTGGCTGTTGTAGATCAGGCCACTGGCGCTGTTGAGCAGCGACCAATGAACCAGATGTCTTTGCTGACAACGCTGAAACAACTGACTCCAGCCAAATTGCTTGAGTTTAATATCAGCGAGAAGCGTCGGATCGAGGACAAGGATACGGAAGAGGCAAGATACCAAGAAGGCTTGAAGTTGAAAAAAGAAGAGCTTGGTATTGCAAGAACGAAAGCAGGCTCAGACGCAGCTCTCAACAAACTGAGAGGAGATCTTTTGACAGATCAGGTCAAGGGTGCTGATGTTAAGGCCAAGGTTGAGGCTATCGACAAGAGCTTTCCAAATGCAGATAGAGCATTAAAGCTTGAAGAACAAGTTGGCGACAAGGCTGCGATCAAATCTTTGCAAGAGTCTATTGCCGCTGATACTCTAGGAAAGCAGTTTGCTGTTGGGTTGGCGTCTGTTAATCCAAAGCTCGATCCGCGAATAATTGTTGGTGCTGCGAAAGCTGCGACTACTACTCGCGTTGTTCCAAAGACAGATCCTGCAACCGGGCGCACCTATTTTGATTACGGCGGCACACAAATCTTTTTGAAGTAAGAGGCAATCAATGGCAACAGGCATCTCGTTTCTGGAAGACGACACCGAGGGTGGGTTAGGCTCTCTTTACCTCTCTAAAGACGAGGCCCTACGAACTCAGGTTCTGCCACGATCCTATGGCGAGGACTTGAAGCCTAGAACAGCTCTTTCGGTTCCATCTAGATCAGCCGAGGTGCAGCAGCCGTCCGATCAGGGCGGTGTTTTGCTTTCGGATTTGTTGGCCTCGCAGTTCTCTATCGGCACTCAGCAGCCTGCGGAAAAGCAGCCAGAACAAGGCGTGCTTTTATCTGATCTTTTGTCTGAGAGTTTTGGCGTGGTTTCGCCGGTACAGGAAGCTGCAAAGCCAGCAACAGAGGAGTCTGGCGATACGGGCCGAGGATTCACCACTGCGTTGGAGCAAACACCAGCACTGGCATACGGTGCTCTCGGCTTTGCAGGGGCGGCAGGCGAGAAAGCGTTTGGCGCTGGCGGGGCTATGACATCGCTGAAAAACTTTGGCCTGCGCGAGTACCAGACCAGAATGAAAGCGATTGGCGAGACAGCCAAAGAATCAGATGACGTGACCAAGGCATGGGCAAAAGCCCAGCAAGGTGACTTGGGTGCTTTGGTTGACTGGGCGCAGTACGGCGTTGGTTACCTCGGCGGCAGCATTGTCGAGACCGTGGCTACCTCTGCTCTTGGCTCTCTGGCTGGCGGCTTGGCTGCTGGCCCAGTCGGTGCTGTTGCTGGCGTTGGAGCAGGCGCAGTCGGCAAACAGGCTGTTCAGGGCGTTGCCAAGAATCTGATCGAGGGCATGGTGTCTGCTGAGGCCAAGCGTCTGGCCACAGACAAGGGCATAGACGTTGCCACAGACCAGATGATCAAAGAAGCCACGAAGACCGTGGCCAAGAATATTGGCTCCGGCACGGCTTTGGCCGGTTCGGGAATCCTCAAGAGCACCGGCGGCATCTACGGCGAGGCCGAGGAGCAGGCTCAAGCAGAAGGGCGCGAACTGTCTGGCGGCGACTTGGCTCGCATCTTTGGATCTGGCGTTGTTGCCGGTCTGTCTGAAGCAGTCGTTGATCGTCTGGGTCTGGACGTGGCCGCAGGCAAGATCAATATCCCCGGCGCTGGTCGTCCGGGTCGTGCTCTGATTGGCGGCGCAGCAGGCGTTGGCATTGAGGGCGGACAAGAACTGTTCCAAACAGCCATCGAGCGTTTCGGCGCAGGCAAGGATTTGGCTGGCGAAGATGCCATGAACGAGTACATCAATGCGTTTGCATTGGGTGGCTTGGGTGGCGGCACGATTGGTGCAGCCGTTGGCGCTTTCCGTGGCGGCAAGACAGATGCTGACAGAGTTCGACAGATTCTTGATCAGGCTCAGACCGACCTTACATCCGATGATGGTCGCCAAGAATTATTCGAGGCCATGTCTGGAGACGAGAAGATCGGCCAGATCCTTCAGGCCAATGGCATTGAGTCTGGTGACGACCCACGATTCCAGAATGTGTTGGTCAAGGCTTTGGCCACACAGCGTATGCTGGTTGACTTAGAGGCTCCAAGCCCAGAGGCTATTGCTGAAAAGACAAAGCAGCGTGAAGCTGATGTCATGGCTGCATTTGCAGAGGCTCCGCCAGAGACTGCCGTTACGCCAGCAGCAACGACAGAGACTGCACCAACTGATGTCGCCCCGGCAACAGCCGTCACAGAAACGCCAGTTGTCAACGAGGCTGGCTTCGTCCCAGAGCCACCAGCACAGGTGGCCGCACAGGTGTCTGCTGTCCGCGATGGCAGCAAGTCCGTGGTTGTCACAACCAAGAGTGACCTGAAGGGCGTAAGCACAAAGGGCTTGACTCGGGTGACAGTGACAGATCCAGAGACGAATGTTGAATCTGTCCTCGTATCGAAAGACAAGACCATTGGCGCAAAGGCTCAGAAGCTGATTGCCGATGTTGGATTCAAGCCAGCTATGGGTCAGTTGCTTGGCTACGTCGAGCCGTCTGCCACCACCACCCCGCCTGTGGATGCTGTTGTTGTTCAGCAGAAGGATGCGGCTGGCAACATCGTGCAGGAAGAAATCGTTCCTGCGGCCAAGGCTGGTCAGGTCAAGAAGATCAAAGGCACAACTACTACCGTCACAACTCCTGCTGTCGCGGCAGCGGAGCGTCAGGTTCAACCAACAGAAGGAGCACCAGATGCCACTCAAGTCAGGCAAGTCACAGAAGGTGGTGAGCAGCAACGTCAAGGAGCTGGTGGACAAGTTCCAGCGGTCAGGGAAGATCGGGTCGTCACGCCCCAAGAACAAAAAGGCGGCGGTGAAGCAGGCCGTGGCGATCAGCCTGTCCAAGGCAGGACGCAGCCGCAAGCAGCCGTAACAGAAGAGGCCGACAGAAATGAGGCGGTCAAGGTCGCTAAAGGCAACTTTGAAACTGCAATAGACCAAGTAAATGATCCCGCATATAACGGCGACATTGATTTGGCATTTGAAGCCTACCGTCAAAACACGGCAGACACTCTTGATGAGCAAGGCAAAAAAGGCTCCATTGATTATGCTGATCGTGAATTCAGCCGTCTGGTTAAAGAGTACAAATCAAAGCAGCCAAAGCCAGCACCAGCACCAGTCGAAGCGGCCAAGCCAGCTATTGACCCCGTAGTGCAAGCTCGCGTTAAGGAGCGCATTAACAAGGCATACGAAGATGGCGCTCTGGACATCGAGGATGTGGTTGCTCTGACTGAGATGGCCGACCAAGGCAACCTCATGGGCGCAATCACGCAGATGAAGAAGACTGCCGAGGCAAACAAGGGTGCTGGAGCAGGGGCAAAGTACAGCCTCAGCAGAACACCAGCCGAGCCAGCAACCACAACAAGGGACTTTGCTTATGCCAAGCTCAAAACGGTTGACGACCTCAACAAAGAAGTCAGGGGACATCTCGCACGACAAGGAAGCACAGACACCTTCACCGCGAAAAGAGTACCTGTCGGCGATCTTGCTGGAAAGATTCCCGGCGTCCCTGCCATGCAGCGCATCGCCGATCTGTTCAGAAAAAAGCTTGTCTATTTTGCAGTGGCGGAAGGAAGTATCGACTTCCTAGATGGCGCGGTACTGAGTGGCTCAGACACAATTTTCGTCAACATCAACAGCAGCCGTCCTCACGTCCGCATCCTCGGCCACGAGATGGTTCACGCTCTGCGGTTCAGCGATCCAAAGCTGTACGCAAGGCTCGTTACGCACCTGACACCATACCTCGACCAAGCAGGCATGTCTCGCTATCGCCAGATCATGGCTCAGGAGGGAATGAAAGATCCAGCCCTGATTCTGGAAGAGGCCATTGCCGACATCGTGGGCGACAGGTTTGGTGAGTCCGCCTTCTGGCAGATGATGGCCGACGAGAACCCAACCATGTTCCAGCAGTTGGCTCGCGTAGTCATTGACTTCTTGGACTCGGTGATGGCCAAGCTCCGCAGTAGCCAGACCCTGGACTCAAAGAATCTGTTGACAGATGTCGGTGCTGCACGCCAGGCTGTGGCCAGTGTCTTGTCTACCTTTGAACAGAGACAAGCTGCTGCCGCACAACCAGTAGCCACTGGTATGCCTGCCTTCTCACAGAAGAAGATGGACTTGCCAGCAGAGCCGGGTACTCAGGAAATACCTGATGGGTATGTTCGCCTGTACCACCAGACAGACACAGAGTCTTTGGACAGCATTGCGAAAGAAGGCTTGTCTATCAAGTACGCAAAGGGCATCGAAGGGCCGCGAGCCATCTATGCCGGAGAGACCCCTTTCTATGGCCCAGTAGAGACACGCCCAACACTGGAGTTCATCGTTCCAAAAGAACAGTGGGATGCTCCGTTTGTTCTTCAGGATGTGCAGCCAGATCAAATTATTGCGGCTCACTATCCTTGGCACAGAAGAGTTCGCTACCTTGAGGATAAGGGTAACGCCTCTATTTTGCAAAAAGCCTTGGCTGGCGAGTTTGACGATCTCGAAGGAGACTACAAGCTGGCCGTCCAGTACGTTAAAGACAAGTACGGTGAGGCTGCTCCAGCACCAGAAGCTCAGGCTGGTGAGGTTATGTTCTCTCGCAAGAGACCGGGCGAACTGTTCTATTCGGCGATGTACGACAACATAGAGCGCAATGCTCAGAATGTGATGCCAGCAGAGCAGTGGAAAACTTGGCTAACTTCCAATGGCAAGAAGATGGGCATTAAGGCTGAGGAAGTTACTTGGTCTGGCATCATGGATTGGTTGTCATTGCAACCTGCTCGCGTCAAAAAAGAAGACGTGCTTGCATACATTGCCATGAACAATGTAAATGTGAATACGGTCAACCTCAGCGAAGTTAATGCCAAGCCCACGCCAGATGATTACAGAGAATTTGCAGAGAATCTGGTATATCGCGGAATGGTTGAAGAACCAGAAGGTGGGCTGGATAGTTTTACTGATGATGAGTACGAGGGATTTGTTGTCGAGAACTATGGCCGCAATAATTTCATGCGTGCGTGGTCTAAGAGCGCAAAGCAAAATGCCACTAAGCACGGTGATGGCAAGTACGTCTTGCCTGACGGCAAGGATTATGAGGAGACAGTTCTCCTTGTGCCGACAGTCGCTCCATACAAGAAGGATGATTCTGTTCATTTTGGTGATGTTGCCAACGGCCAGCATGTTGGTTGGCTGCGCCACAATGTACGCAAAGACGCGAACGGTGAAGATGTTTTGTTTCTTGAGGAGATCCAGAGTCAGCGTGCTCAAGATGCTTTGAAGTTTGGTTTTGACGGGCAGAGAGATGCAGATGTAGACAAGTTCAATAGCTTGGTTGAAAAGATTGCTGCAACAGAATCTGCGGAAGAAAAAGCTAAGCTGCAAAAGCAGGCCAATAAGCTATCCACCAAACTGTTTGAGCTAAATAAGTACAACGTACCGCCAGCACCGTTCATCAAAGATACTCAGGCATGGGTCTCACTTTTGATTAAGCGGGCTGTTGGCATTGCTGTAAACAAGGGAATTAAGCAGATAGCTTGGACAACTGGTAAGCAGCAGTCTGATCGCTTTGACATCAGCAAAGATGTCTCGTCGGTTAAGTATGACGGAAAAAATCTAACGATGGTTCCAGTCATTAACCCTTCCCAGCCGCAAGTTCAAGAAGTCTCTCCTGCCGAAATAGCTGACTGGATTGGCATCGACCTTGCAGACAAACTCTTGGGTTCAGAAAAGATTGATGGCAAGTACCAAGAGCTTTCTGGTGCTGGATTAAAAGCCAGCAGCGAAGGCATGGTGAAGTTTTACGAGGAGATTGTTCCTCTTGTTGCGGACAAGTTCCTGAAAGAGTTTGGCGGAAAGTCCGCAACCCTGAATGTTGGTATCGGCAGCGGACAATTTGCAAATCAACCGGGATTTGTAATCCCCGAAAACCTTCTGACTCAGACGGCAGAAGAGGGTTTGCCAATGTTCAGCCGCAAACGCTACGAAGAACAGTTCTCTGATGTCAGCCCTGACACCCGTGAGCGTGCGCTGAAGAAGGGCTTCTACTCTCCTCCCACCATCAAGGAAAGACTGGAGCAGATCAAGCCAAACTTCTGGATGCGTATTGTGCAAGGCACATTCGATAAGTTCCGCTCTGTCAGGGAGATCAGCAACAAGGCATACATCATGTTGCGTATGTCTACTGGCTCACAGGATGGCGCTGTCTCTACCCTGCTGCACTATGGCCAAGTCTTCAACGACGGTGGCGCACTGAATGTGAAGAAGGGTACACAGGGCTTGCTGGAGATCCTTGACCCAGTGGGTGGCGAGGTTGATCGCTTCTTGCTTTGGATCGCCGCCAACCGCGCAGCCAGTCTGTCGAAGGATGAGCGCGAGCGTTTCTTCAGCCCAGAGGACATCAAGGCTTTGCGTGCTTTGAACCTCGGCAAGATGAAAGACGGAAAGTCCCGTGTCGGTGTGTACGCTGAGACACTGAAGAACATGAACGAGTTGAACCGTTCTGTCCTCGATGTCGCTCGTGACACCGGGCTGATTGATGCCGAGGGTTACAAACGATTCTCTGCTGACATCTGGTACATCCCGTTCTATCGTCAGATGGAGGATGACGGCAGCCTGTCCGCAGCTCAGACCAGCTCTGGATCTGTCGGCCAGTATCTGTCCAAGAAGCTAAAGGGCAGCGACCGTCCATTAAACGACCTGATGGAAAACGTCTTGATGAACTGGACTCACATCCTGTCCGCCTCGATGAAGAACCAAGCAGCCGTCGAGACTCTGACTGCCGCAACAGAGCAGGGCGACATTGTTACCAAGCTTGATGCCCAAGAGAAGGGCGCGGTCAAGGTCATGATCAAAGGTCAGGAGACTTACTACCGCATCGACGACGAGTTCTTGCTGACATCTCTGTCCGCTATTTCCCAGATGCCGGATTACGGCTGGGGTATGGACATCATGCGCGGGTTTAAGACCACCCTCACACGGTTCATATCTCTGTCGCCAACCTTCAAGATCAATAACTTGATCCGTGACTCCATCCAGTCTATCGGTCTGTCTGAATTGAGCCGCAACCCAGTGGGCAACGTGATGCAGGGCTGGAGGGCGTACATGACAGATCGTGCTGAGGCGCTGGCTGGCGGCGGTCTGTTCGCTATGGGCAACGCATTCGACGGAGATCAGTCTGCCTCGATTAAACGAATCTTGAAGACGGGCGTGAGCAAGGCCGACATCTTGGATACCCCAGACAAGGTGGCCAACTTCTTCCGCACGATGCAAGACAAGTATGACGTTATCAGCGATGCCTCTGAGAACGCCAACCGCCTTGCGCTGTACCAACAGTTGCGAGCCAGTGGAGCTTCACACCTTGAAGCCTCCTACGCCGCCCGTGATTTGCAGGACTTTGGATTGCAAGGTAGCTGGGCAGCTATCCGCTATGCGGCTCAGGTGTTGCCGTACTTCAATGCCCGACTTCAGGGTATGTACAAGCTGGGCAGGGACGGCATCGACCCAACCATGCAAGTCCTGACTGGCAACGCTTCTGATACCGAGAGACAGAAGGCGGCAAAGTTTGCCACCGTCACTGGTGCTGTGGTCGCCGTTGGCTTGCTCCTGTATCTGACACAGAAGGACGACGAAGATTGGAAGAAGCGCGAAGACTGGGATCGTGATGCCTTCTTCTGGTTCAAGGTTCCCGGAACAGACAAGGCTGTTCGGATTCCCAAGCCGTTTGAGATGGGCGCAATCGCCACCTTGTTTGAGCGTTCCACAGAACAGATGGTTGATTCCAGTGTTGAGGGCAAGGTGTTTGCCAAGCGTCTTGGGGCTGTCTTGCACGACACGTTTGCGATCAACCCAATCCCACAGGTAATCCGTCCTCTGTACGACATTGCTCGCAACAAGGATGGATTCACAGACCGCCCAATCGAGGGCATGGGCATGGAGCGCATTTCTCCTCAGCTTCGCAAGTCGCCCGGAACATCTGCTGCTGCCGTCTCGCTGAACACGGTGAACAACATGTTTGCTCAGTTCGCATCGACAGCGACAGGTGGTGCGATCAAGCCAGAATCTGTTCAGTTTTCTGCGATCCAGTACGACTACATGCTCAAAGGTTACTTGGGCTGGGTTGGCGCAGGCATCCAAACTGCATCGAACATGATGGCCGCTCCGTTCAAGGATGGCGCATCCCCACGCTACGAGCGCATTGATGACTTCTTGGTGGTGGGCAACTATGTGAAGAGCGTGCCGCAGGCTCAGTCCCGCTACGTCACATCGTTCTACGAGAACTCCAAGGACATTGCGACAGCAGCTTCTGATGTCAGCCATTTCCTGAACGCTGGTCAGCTTGAGAGAGCCAACGAGTTGTTTACTGAGAAGCAGGACAAGCTGGCCTTGGTGAAGCTGTACAACAAGGGGACAAACATGATGTCCGGCATCAGCAGTCAGATCAGAATGATTGAGGACGACAAGGTGATGTCTGGCGCAGAGAAGCGCCTAGAGATCGAGCGACTCCAACAGATCAGGATTGACATCGCAAAGCAGGTAGAAGAAATCCGCATCAACCAGAAGAAGTGAGCAGACTATGAGCTACACAAAACCAGAGTTGCGTGAGCGCATCAAGAAGAAGGTGATGGCCAGCGGTAAGGGCGGCGACCCCGGCGAGTGGTCTGCTCGCAAAGCCCAGCTTGTGGCTCAGGAGTACAAGGCTGCTGGCGGCGGGTACTCTGGCGGAAAGACAGGAGAACAGAAGTCCCTGTCGAAGTGGACGAAGGAAGACTGGAAAACCTCCGACGGCAAACCATCCGAAGGAAAGAAGCGGTATCTTCCTGCTGCTGCATGGAACAGTCTGTCGCCCAGCGAAAAGGCTTCAACCAACAAAGCCAAATCGGAGGGCAACAAGCAGGGCAAGCAGTTCGTAGCCCAGCCTAAGAAGATTGCTCAGAAGACGAAGGCGTTTCGCCGCCCATAGCATTCTTTCTGGAGTCAATCCAGTCAGCTATGTCCTCGCGGTACGCCTTCCACCGACCATTCTCATCAAACCGAAATGCCGGGATCTTCTTTGAGACGCACCATTGACGGGCAGTCTCAGGGACAATCCCGAGCATTCGAGCGATCTCTCCAATCCCGATCAGTTCTTTCATACTTCTAACTCTCCTTGCTCGCCATCACTGGCGTTCTCGATTGCGATCTGTCGGCTCAGCGCATCAACCAACTCATCTTGGTTTGCGACCTTGACGTTGATGATGGACTTTGCCACATGGTTCAAAGCCTGTGAACGGTGGGCGGCGCGAACCAGACGGATTGTTTGGCCGTGGCCGACGATGTAGATACGTTGCTGTTTACTCATATTCTTTTCCTTAAATTTTGTTTTCGTCAATTCGATGATCGCCACACCAATCGTTTACATAAACCACTGGATAGCCTCCCATCGTAGGGGCGTGACGGCGGCATCTCCCTAAGTGATAAACAGGGTCGAGTTCGCCGACAGTGCCTTGCTTGATGATCTGCTTGGGGACAAACCAAATACAAGTCTTGCAGCGCATACCTTGTGATCGGTGAATCCACGGATCTTGATCGCTCATTGCTTGCTCACTTTCTTTGTCTCTCGGTATTCCCACATCCCAACAAAGCCGGGGAACATGAGGTCGAACAGTCGCGCTAGATACGGACTGTGGTTGTTGTTGATCTTCCACTCGCTGCTCGTCTCCGAGATTGCAGAGTGGTGTCTCAACACATGGACAATGGTTCTTGCCGAGTAGTGCTTGTATCCACGGCGGCGAATCTTCATTGCCTCCTCCACGAATGCGTCCCACACATGAAGGTTCTCAGGGAGCCACTTCATGAATTCACTCGTGAAGTGCTCCTTGTTGTCCATCATTACCTTGACAATAGGATTCATATCTTATTGATCAGAATGGGATGTCATCGGACATGTCATCAAAGCTGCCGCTGGGTGCTGGCTTTGGTTCCTGCTTCGGCGCAGGCTTCTGTTCCTTCTGTCCAGATCCGCCAATCAGTTCGATCTCGCCGATGCTGCCAGTCAGCTTCGTGCCGGTGGAGCCATCGTTCTTCTGATACTCCTCAATGTGGATGTCATTGATGACGGCAAAGATCTGTTGACCCTTGACCAGATACTCGGCCAGTGCGTCGGCACGTTTACCCCACAGGCTTCCGTCAACCCATTGTGATGGGCGCTTGCCGTCCTCTCCCTTATGCCCGTAGTTGTAGGCCAAGGAGAGATTGGCAACGCTGTCGCCCTTTGCTGTTTGCCGAATAGCGGCATCGCGTCCGATACGAAATACACCAGTTAAATGAGCCATGATTTAGTCCTTCAGTTTGTAAAGAGTTGCAGCATTGATTTCGAGCTTTGGTGGTTGGGATTTCTTTTCTCTTGGTGGCTCTACTTGGGCTACCACCCAACACCAAAAGTCAGCCAGCCGCAGATGCAGCCAGTCCCAATACTTCTCTGACCTGCCCACTCTGGTGACAGACATTACTTCCGGCGTCCATACCACGAAGTCGCAGTACGTTCGTCCTGTGATTTGCATCCCGCCCTGAATCTGCGCCATGTAGTACGGTGGAATTTCGGGATAGAGGACTTGGGTGAACGGGCATTTGACCTCGCCCAGCCCCGTACCCCCAACAAGAAAATCGGGTGAACCACCAAGCCAAGCCAGCGACGGATGCGGTATGAACCCCACCAGATCAATGGCATCGCCCGATTCCAGATGGAGACGGCGGTAATCCTCAATCGCTTTATCCTCATTCTGTTCACCCCAATCTGTTGCAGCGTTTCCAGTGAACGCCTCCTCCAATCCCATCATCCTCCGCCACAGTTGCTGGCGCGACCCCGGGCCGAGGCCAGCGGCCTGACCAAAAGCAGAAGCCGTCAGCTTCCCCTCCCGATCTTTGTGCCACTGCTCTGTCTTCTGGTGCGGATTCATTCCAGACCCTTGGCCAAAGCCTTGCAGAACTCCTCGGTCACAGCCTTCTCTTCATCCGACAGAAGGGCGAACTGACCGCGCAGGGTGTCCACAGACAGGCATCCAGACAGGCGGATCTTCAATGCCTCGACCTGCTCGGCGGTCATCTTGGCCTTGATCTCTGGCTTGGCCGCACCAGCCTTAGCAACTTCTGCCTTGCGGTCATTGACATACTTGTTGTCATCGAACAGGCCGAGGTACACGTCAGCCGAGAAGCCCAGCATGGACAGCGCCTTGCCGATGGCATCTGTCAGGGATTTCTTTGGCGCTTCCTCGTCCGTGAAGTAGCCGTTCTTGTTCTTGCCAACAAAGGTGGTCTGCCCAAAATGCTCCACGGTTCCAGTGCCAATGTGAACATCGTCGCCTTTGTCGTTCTTTGCGAAGCGGGGGAAGTGCAGTTGGATGCGGACAAAGTGAATGGACTCCTGAGCAACCATGTGCTTCTTGACGGTCTGCCTGACCAAGATGCGCTCGTCACCATTCGATTCCCATGCCTGCTCCATGTCCTCAAGGATAATTGGAGTGCCGGGAAACAGGCCTTGCTCGATAATCTTGACACCCCAAAGACCACCCATTGGCCCCCACATTTCGGTGGCCTTGCGGATTTGGTAGGTGTGATTGATGGCCGTGCCGGAGAAGCCGCCGCCTCGACTGAACTGCTTTACATGGCGGGGGTCTGTGGTGCAGGCTGAGTTCCAGACTTGCATGAAGTCTTGGGCTTGTTGTTCTGAATTGTCGGACATAGCGTTTCCTTTCGTTGATGCAGTGACAAGATTATGATAGCAATGTTCTGTGGCTTTTGCCAGTTTTTTGTTTGATTATATAGTCAATTCCAAGAAACTCCAGTAAAGACCAAGTAAACCAATAAGGTATCACTTGCAATTATTTTCTGCATCCCTGATACTCCACCCCGCAGGGTAGGTAATTGGTCGCTCCGATTGCTGAAAGCACTGGTAGTTTCTTCCTTTCGGCCAGTGTTCCCTGCCCCTTCGGGGTTTCAAAAGAAAGGTCTGAAAGGATTGCATGTTCAGTTATCAGTTCCACATTCGTGACTACCTCACCAAGACGAGGCATCTCACCCTTCTCGAAGACTTGGCTTACCGCCGTCTGATCGACACCTACTACACCGAAGAACAGCCACTGCCAGCAGACCCTGCTCGGGCGGCTCGACTCATAGCCATGCCAGACAACGTGGCCGAGGTCACCGCTGTGCTCAATGAGTTCTTCTCCCTTGAGGATTCAGGCTGGACAAACCAGCGTTGCGACTTCGAGATCACCAAGTACCACGGCAAAGCAGACTCAGCCAGACGTGCGAACAAGGCCAAGGTAGAAAAGAAATCTCTGAAATCAGAGCTGGTTACAGAACTGAAATCAGAACCGTTTCAGGACGCAACCAGTAAACCAAAGAACCAAAGAACCAGTAAACCATCTACCCCTGTGGTTGGGTTTGAATCCTTCTGGTCAGCCTATCCCCGCAAGACAGCGAAGGCCGAGGCATTGAAGTCGTTCACTAAGATCAACCCTGACGAACAGACTTTGGCCAAGATGGTGGCGGCAGTCGAGAGATCGAAGCTGTCCACGGATTGGACGAAGGACAACGGACAGTTCATCCCATTCCCCAGCACATGGCTGAACCAGCGCCGGTGGGAAGACGAGACCGAGGAAGCGGCATCTGTAACTGGAGGCTGGATATGAGTCCAGTACCACCGCGAAACAAGGGCAAGAAGATCATCAAGATCAATGCTATTTCTCAGG